CTGCCCGGATTGGATTCGTGGCGACGGGGAAGCTCGAGCGGTGCTCGTCGGCGAGTATATGTATATCGAATCGCGCCCGGACGATGAGACCCAGGCGGCCGCGAACGGCTGGCGCCAGGGCGAAGATCGCCGCGTCTGCTGGCGGCAGATGAACGCCGTCGAATTCATGGACTACGGCTATATCCACAGTGCGTTCATCCCGATTGTGCCGACCGTCGGCCGCGAACTGATTCCCTTCGACGGCGATCGTCGGTGGATGGGCATGTATGAGCCGAACGCCGACGCGCAGCGGTTTTTCAACTACGCGGCCTCGAAGGTGATCGAGATCATGGCGTCCGAGGGGCTCTCGGACTGGGTGTTAGCGGAAGGTCAGGAGGAAGGGCACGAGCGCGAATGGCTGCTCGCGAACATCAAGAATTTCCCCTACAAACGCTATAAGCCGAAGACCCTCGGCACCGAACAGGTCCCGCCGCCGTATCGCGCGCAGTCCGACACGTCGAAGTTTCAGACGGCGCTGCAGGCGTTACAAGTGGCCGGCGAATTCGTCCATGCGGGCACGGCCACGTTTGAACCCTCGCTCGGCCAGAACTCCCCGAACGTCAAGACGAAGGGCGGCACGCTCGCGCTGCAGGCGCAGAGCGAGCAGGCGAATTCACACTGGCTCGACAACCAGGCCGAGCTGTCGATGACGCTCGAAGCGAAGATCGTGCTGTCGATGCTGCCGTTCTACTACGATCGCCCGGGCCGCGTCGCGCGCCTCCTCGGCGTCGAAGAGAAAGACAGCAAAGCGGTGATTCTCAACGCGCCCTTCGTGATGCAGGGGAAACGTCCGCGGCCCCTACCGTACGCCACGCCGCAAGAGAAAGCCGCCGCCGACGCGCAAGTCGCGGATCCCAACCACCCGGCACAGCGCTACGACCTGATGGCCGGCCGGTACGGCGCCGTTGTGTCGATCGGCAAGGGCTACAAATCGCGCATCGACCAGGGCGCCGACGAACTCGGGCAACTGTTCCAGGCGGAACCGCAGCTCTTCGGCCTCCTCGGCGATATCTACCTCCGGTTCCGCGATTTCCCCGGGCACACCGAAGCGGCCGATCGCATCAAAAAGATGCTCCCGCCGCAACTACAGGACCAGGAAGCGCAGGACGACCCGAAGATTCAGCTCGAGCAGGCGAAAGCGGCGATGCAGCAGATGCAAACACAGCTGCAGGAGATGGGCAAGGCGCTCGAGACCGACAAGGTGAAGGCCGAGGCCGGGATTCAGCAGAAGGTCATCGAAGCCAAGGCCAAGGTCGCGATCGCGATGATGGACGGCGAACTCGAGCGGATGAAACTGCGCGTCCAGCTCGAAATCGCGAAGCTGAACAACCAGACGAAGCTGGCGATCGAGGACAAACAGAATCAGGCCGACGCCGAAGCCCACGCCGCCGACCACGCCCACGAGAAGGACGAAGCGGAACGCGATCGGCACGTCGATATCGCGCTCGACGCCGCGGCACGAGCCGCCGGCATCGAAGACGCGCAACTCACGCATGCGTCCGCGCTCGACCAAGCCGATCTGTCGCAGCAACACGCGCTCGAAGCGGGCGAAGCGTCTACGGAGCAGGCCGCGGCGCTCGCCGATCAAAGTCACGGGCAAGCGCTGGAACAGCAGGAACAAGCCGCCGAATTGACCCCGGAACCGGACCCCGGCTTGTCAGAATAATCGAGTCAGGTCACTATGAGTCTGTTCACGCATGTTTAGCACCGCGACCGAAGACGGCGTCACCGTCGACAGCAACGTCGGCAGTTCCGACGAGCTGAAGGCCGAACTCGCGACGGAAACGCCGTCGGCGAAGCCGCGCGCCGGTAAGCTGACCACGATCGCCGAACCGAAGGTCAAGACGGGGCAGGCGGCCGATGATCAGGCTGCCACGAATGCCGACGACGCGGCCGCGAACGCCGACGCAGTCACTGATACCGAGGCGTCGAAGGCCGGTCAGGCGCTCACCAAGAAACGCGGCTCGCTCCAGGCGCGGATCGATGAAATCACCGCCGAGCGGCACACTACCGCCCGCGAACGGGACCAGGCGCGCGCCGAAGTGGCCAACCTGCGAGCTGAACTGGACGCCCTGAAAGGCGGCAAGCCAAAGGACGCGCCCGCTGAGAAAAAGACAGTCGGCGGCGTGGCGCTCGACGTCGAGAAATTCCCAAAGTACGAGGCGTGGCTGAAATCCGCGCCCGATGACGCGAACGACCTCGAAGATTGGGTCGAAGCCCGCGACGCGTGGAAAGCGGCGAAGACCGAAGAGACGCAGGCCGCCGAACGGGCAAAAACCGAGCACTCGGAGAAATTCACGACGACCGCGCGCACGTTCCACGAACGAATGGCGCCGGTGCTCAAAGCCGATCCCAAGTTTTACGACAAAGTCGACCAGCGCCTGCTCAACACGCCGGCCGCAAGTGCCCTTCCGCCCGGCCAGAAGCCGAATTTCGGCAATTTCATCGTCGAACAGGCGATCCGGTCCGAACACCCGAAAGACCTACTCCTTTGGCTCTCGGAGCCGGAGACCATTCGGCGCCTTGTGACGCTGCAACCGGATGAAATCATCCGGGAATTCACAAAAAAAGAGCTCAGTATCCGCCCTGCCGATGACGTCACTGGCCCGTCGGCAGACGAGCACGACGATGACGAGGAAACCGACGCCGACGCCGACAGGCAGGCGCGTCGAGGTTCTCGCAGCGACGCGGCGGCCACCTCCCAGGCGAGTCCTCCGATTAAGCCAGTTCGAGGATCGTCGCAGCAGTCAGCCGACCAGGAACCTGGTGATGACGCGAGCGACGATGAATGGCTGCGGTACGAACGCCGCAAACAAGCCACCAAGCGACGCCCGAACTAACCACGCCTGATCGGCCGGAGGCTCGAGCCTCATGGCCAATACGATCCAGACGCCGACATGGATGGCCCGCAAGGTCCTCATGGTCGCGTCGAACACGGTCCGATTCGTCGGCGCCATCACCAAAAAGCTGTCGGACGATTTCATCGTCGACGGCGTCAAAGTGGGCGCCCAAGTCAACGTCCGCCTCCCGCAGCGCTTCACCACCACCAAGGGCCAGGCGCTCCAGCTCCAACCGATCGTCGACACCCTGGTGCCCATCACGATCACCGACCAGGCCAACATCGCCTGGGGCTGGTCGTCGTTTTCCGGCACGCTGGAAATCCAGGACGCCGAAGAGCGTTACATCGAACCCGCCGGCATTCAGCTCGCGAACACGTATGACGCCGACGGGCTCGCCCGCGTGTATCAGGACGTGTTTTCTGTCGAAGGCACGCCCGGCACCGTGCCGAACGCGAATTCGACCTACCTGAACGCCGCCGCGCGCCTCACGAACTTCGCGACGCCGAAAGGCCCGCGTCGGATGCTCATCAACTCGCTGATGCGCGCGTCGATCGCCAACGCGAACCTGGCGCTCTTCAATCCCCAGAAAGACATTTCCGAACTCTGGAAAGAGGCGCAGTTCTCAGGTGCGGCGTTGTCCTGGGATGAGTGGTACGAGGACGTCAACGTCTTCCCGCACACGGTGGGACCGCTCGGCGGCACGCCGACCGTCAACGGGGCGGGGCAGACGGGTTCCTCGCTCATCACGCAGGCCTGGACCGCTGCCGCGGCGCTTCGACTGAAGAAGGGCGACGTGTTCACCATCGCGTCGGTGTTCGCGGTCAACCCGCAGAACTACCGCTCGACGACGCAGTTGCAGCAGTTCGTGGTCACCGCGGATGTGTCCTCGGACGGCGCCGGCGCGGCGACGATTCCCATCTATCCGCCGATCATCACCTCGGGCGCGTACCAGACCGTTGACTCGTCGCCCGCGAATGCGGCGGCGCTCACCGTCGTCGGCGCGGCCAACACGGTGACGCCGCAGGGTCTCGGTTTCCACCCCTCGGCATTCGTGATGGCGGCGGCGAATCTCATCATGCCGAACCAGGGCAAAGCGAAGCGCGTGCGGATGAAGGACATCGGCATGGCGCTACGGTTCTGGGAAGGGTCCGACATCATGACCGACCAGCATCCGAGCCGGTTGGACGGGATCTACGGATTCAAGACACAGCGGCCGGAATTCGCGGTCCGGATCGCGTCGTAAACGAGCGAAGACGGGAGACAGGCATCCATCATGACGATTGCAGCTACGACACTCTCATCCGCCGTCGGCCGCGACGACACGACGATTCTGGTCGCCGCGCTGACCTCGTTCGCGGTCAAGGGGCTGATCCGGATCGACAGCGAATACATGCAGGTGCTCGAAGTGCCGGCCGCGGCGACCACGCCGGTGCGCGTCCTGCGCGGGCAGGAAGGCTCGGCGCAAGTCGCCCATCCGGTCGGGGCAATGGTGACCTTCGGCCTCACGCCGTTGGCGACCGGCGGCGATTGGCCGCAACCGGCGCCGGCGCAGGTCGTCTTCGGATCGGGTCCGCAAGTGCGCGTCTACAAGAGCTATAGCGCGGCGGGCGCGATCGATCTGCCGGGACCGAATCAAGACGCGGTCGCGGAAATCAACGGCACAAGCGCGCTGGCGATGACCGTGGCCGCGCCCACGGCGGCGATTCGCGGATCCAAGTTGACCGTGATCGCCAACGGCAAGGCGGCACATACGGTCACGGTCGCGACCGGCCTCGGCGCGGTTGGCGCGACGGCGGACGTCATCACGTTTGCCGCGGGGCAGCAGCAGGCTGTTGAGCTCATCGCCGCGGGCGTGGCGTGGGAGATGTCCGGCACCAATACCGCGGTGGCCGGCGCCGGCG